ACCCATAAAGTATTTTTCTACCACGTTTATCCAAATCTTGCAAATCTAGTGCAGGTTGTGGGACCCCTAGTCTAGGTACAAAAAAACTTTTTTTAGGAATTTGCAAAATTGAGATTGGTTCTGGGACCACTATGCCTGTGGCTGCGGCGGCTGCCCGCCACAACCTATAGTTGATGCGTTTACTGCATACAACTATTAATCTAAAAGAGTCATATAAGCTTTAGGATTTAACCTACTAAACTTATCCAAACACTTTTGCATTTTATCCCACTGCTCTAATGCCTCGTGATAAAATACTTTATCGTGCAAGTCTGCCTCTTCTGGCGTCAAGAATTCTCTTGCGCCAGTAAATCTATTTCTTCTTTCTTCTGTTTTCATATCTAGGAACATATAGGATAAGTCAAGCATTGTCAACTACTTCTTTTATAACTTTTTGTTTATATGGGTTGCCACTCCAATCGGTCCTAGTTTCTACCTCTACTTCAATCGGTGTTTCTAGTGGCTCGGTTCTAGGATATAGATTAATAAATTCAGACCAATGTGCATGCATGAATTCATTCCAACAACCTTGACTACAAAAGTTAGACCAGACATTATTTGCGTTCCAATTATTCTGGGCTATCTTTCTAGTCCTTAAAACTTTAGAACCTTTGACACCTCTTATTCTGTCCTGTGTTCTATGTTCATGACACTTTGGACCATGACACCAATTATAATCCATTAATGCCTCACTTTCCACGATTGCGTTGCAGTCCTATATCCATGTGCGTCTAAATCATAATAAACATAATAAGCTCTACCTTGTTTAGATGTTCCAAATCTAGACTTGTCATCATGTTTGCCACGTCTTGTTATGTGCTTTTTATCTTTGTTTGAATAGTATGTTATATAAAACATTGTTTCCTCTCTTTCTTTCATAAGGCTATCCTATACGAAATAGGATAGCCTGTCAACTGTTAAAAGACTAGCCAGATTTTCTGGACTATAAATTGATAAAGCCAAAGAACTACTTTCATTCATCATTGTTTCATTTAAAACAACTCCGATTTTATCTGCAAGTGCTTTTGCTTGGTCGTAGTATCTGTAAGATTTTAAACCTAATCTTAAAGTTTTCATTTTGCCCTCAACATAACTAAACATTTGTTGATGTTCTTTGATTACATTGTCAGCACTAGCAACATACATCTTAAAAAAGTTTAAGGTGTTTTCATCAACTTTGTATTGTCTTGAATGACAATAACTAGAACCAATAGTCCAAAGTTTAAAATCTTCTTCCCATTTGGCTACAGGTTTAGTTATAGATTTATCTTCGTTAGATGAATTGTTAAAACCCAAATAAGTATTTACTGCACTTTCATCAGCATAATATTTTGGATTTCTTTTTGAGTAGTCGTTGTCAATAGATAAATGAAAATCTGGGTTTAGTCCCTTTGATTTTAATTCATCACGATAGTATGCTCTTGCAAAATTTCTACCCATATTAAATCTAATATGAACTTCATCTGTTGCGTCATACTCTCTACCCTCATCATCAACTTTTGTAATTGGTCGTTGAACATAGAAACAGTTGTCCTCGTACAACTCGCCACCTGCTCTATTGTATTTTGATATCATTGATCTTATTGTATCAACATCTTCTTGGGGTTGATGATATCTTACAACTTGATTAATTTTCTCTTTTGCCTTTTCTCTCATCAAGTCGTATTGTTCTTTTGCCTGTTCCAATTTATCTCTTACTTTGTTTTCATAAAAAGATTGAAATTGGTCGGCAATAACTTTTCGCTTTTCTGC